CGAACCTTCACCTCAAGAAAAAACCATATCTTCTTTGTCACCAACTTATGCACCGCAAAGTCCATACGGTAGGTGAACGGTATCTTCTTGTAGTTTGCCCCGATGTGATTGCAGATACGCTCTATAACATCGGTCTCGTTCTGCAAGTGAAACTCAGTTTCGTAGTCTGCGCGGTTCTTTCTGTTGTACTCCATCACGCCCAGCTTTCCCTGACCAGCATACACCACGTTTCAAAGCTGACAGTGGCTAGGTCATCCTTACCAGCATAGTCAGCGTTAATGCTTGACAGCCGGACAACGCACCGAATCGGATGCCGGTCGTATTTGTAGATAAGCACCGGCTCAGTACCAGACGCATCCGCTGCTCGCTCTACCTGTGACCACCACTCATCTTTGTGTGTCACGCCGTGGGCATACCTCTTTGCCTCGACAGTCCAGCCGTCAATGCCAATCAGGTCGCCGTGGTCGCCAGCCCTATATTGCTCTAGGTCTCTCTTGACATCATCAATGCCAAGTTCGTCCATAGCCATACGAGCCAGTTCGCGTTCAAAATTTGCGCCCTTCCGGCGTCCATTTGTCATTTGATTTTCTCCCCATTGTCAGCGAAATCAGCATCATCCTCGCCTTGGAATACACCGATAGTGCCAACGCCCTTTGTACTATAGCTACCAATCGTGTCAGCAGCTTCAGCAGCAGGGTCATCCTCAAAGTTCGGCGCATCCTTAAACATCTCAGCGTGTGTGCGCCATTCTTCTTTAGGGTCAGGGCCGTATCCGTATTGATTGCTCCATTTCTTAGGCATCAAATTCCTCGCACCAATCTTTTAAACCAACCTTGCCACCTGACCATTTGTACACAGCCATCATCTGTCTGCCAGACGGCGGTGTGCGCTTATATATCCAGTTGTTTATGGTTGCTCTTGTTACATTCAGATGACGTGCTAGTTCGCTTTGTGTCATTCCTCGTTTCATCATATGTTCTGCCAGTTTCAAGTTATTCTCCTACAAATAGAAATTAACAACGTGTCAATCTGTATAAAATAATTGTTGACAGGTCAATCACTATTTCGTAATTAAAGTTATCAAGCCAATCACGGCACCAGGAGTTAGGGAATGACAGACTTATTAGAAAAGATGAAATCGGTAGGTGTTTACCATTTCAGTCCAAGCCAGTTAAATCGCCCATTGGCGAACTGGATGTTCGATTACGTTTATTTATCGAAAGAGAAACGCCGCGAGATTATCGTTGGCGAGAACGCCGCATTCGGTACAGCAGTGCATCAGGTTATCCAAGCAGCCGTGTGTCACGGTCAGGATATTGATGAGGCTGTAGAAGAGGCTATGACCGGCTATGATTTCCATCCGGCTAATTCATCACAAGATAAGCGCGACAAATTCCGCGAACTAATACCAGACGCTGCCCACGTCGGCATCGACTTACTATCTCCCTTATTCAGTGGCGCACAAGAAGAGCGCAAAATCGAACTGATGCTGGACGGCGTACTGGTACCTATTATGGGCTTTGTTGACCTATTCAAAGATGGGTCACTGGCTGAGATTAAGACCAAGGCACCACGTCAGGGTCAGGTCAAGAAGGACGGCACTAGAAGCTGGACTAAGGCATCATTGCCTAAAGAGCCAGCGTGGGAGCATATCCTACAGGCAGCGGTGTACTGGAAAGCGACAGGCGCAACGCCAAACATCGCCTATGTGTCATCCGCTGAGGGTGTCATCTACAACCCAGATAACTGCGAGAAGATGTCTGAGGATGTACTGAACTTTGCCATTGACGAAATCCGGCGTAAGGCAATCACCCGCCAGAACCTGCTGGCGGTCAGCACAGACCCGAAAACATTAGCAGGCTTAATGGAGCCAGACTTTAACCATCCATTCTATTGGAGCCACCAGTTCGTAAGCGAAGCAAAGGAGTTATGGAGCAATGTCTAACGTATGGAACACACTGAGTGCTATTGACTGTTCAAAGCACGTTGAGAAGAAAAACGGTTTTACCTACCTGTCGTGGGCGTGGGCTTGGAGTATTCTAAAGCAGCATTACCCGACAGCTAAGTACAGCAAGCACCTGTTTCTAGTAAACGGCAATCAGTTGCCTTATATGCTTGATGCAGAGGGCAATGCGTATGTAACCGTTACCGTCAAGATTATGCCGGAGAACAATGCTGACAGCATCACGGCTCTGGAATCAGCTACAGAGATTATGCCTGTTCTGAACCACGCCAACCGGCCTATCAAGAACCCTAACAGCTTTGAGGTGAACGCTTCACTGCAACGCTGTATGGTAAAGGCAATCGCGGCTCTTGGCCTTGGTTGCTACATCTATGCTGGTGAAGATATGCCGATGGAATCCCCAACGGCTATGGTCGAGTCTCCGAACATCAAGTCAGACCTACCAGCACCAAAGAAGATTGCGTCACCTCTCACTGTAGAGCAGGAGATTGCATTGGCTCCCGATGTTGATTCACTGAAAAAACTGTACAGCCGTCTGGGGCCAGCGGCCGGGCAGTACAATAGTGCGTTTACGAAACGTAAGAAGGAGTTAGCAGCTAATGGCTGATTACGACAACAATATGCGGGGCGTCCTGTTTCAGAACGACAAGGGTGACAACCCAAAGCGTCCAGATATGACAGGCAGCCTAGAGATTGACGGCACAAAATATCGTGTGTCGGCTTGGAGCAAAACTAGCCAGAAGGGCAACGACTTCCTGTCCTTTGTGGTTGAAGAGGATGACGGCAGCCGGAAGGCAGCACCAGTATCTAACGGTGCAAGCAGTCAGATGGATGACGCTATTCCGTTTTAGCGTCTAACCCAGATAGGCTGGCGGTTTCTGCCAATTTCGTCAGCCTATCATTTCAAGAGGGAAATATGTGGACAAGGAAAAAACCCAAGAAGGCTGTTACCTCGCGTATGAGTTCGTGCAGTTTGTGCGGCAAGGCTTTCGACTGGATGACCACACCAGCCCTAGTTAATGGAGCGAAAAAGGAGTTTTGTGGATATGAATGTTTTAAGAAAAATATTGAGAACGCTGTTCGGCACGACTACGGAGCCGACTTCGACAGTCTCTGACATTGACCGTATTCTGAAGGCAACGACAGAGGTTACAGGCGTTACCCTAATACAGATGCAGTCCAAACGCAGAGTGAAAGAGTACACACACGCTCGTCATATCGCTATGTATCTGGCTTGCGAGATGACTAATATGTCTATGCCGCAGATAGGCAGGAAGATGAACCGTGACCACACTACGGTCTACTATGCCCTTGAGAAGATATCTAATCGCGGCAGAGGTGCCACCAAGCTGAACAAAGACCTCGCCAAGATTAAGCAGCTTGCCGCTTAATGACGGACAAACCAATCACGATAGCAGTCTACCCCGATGGACTGCTTATCACTATTGGTGGTACAAGTTATCACAAGCCGATGAGCCATAAGCAGAAACTGTCTATGGCAAAGGAGATTATTAGTCGAGTTGTGAGTGATGCGGGGGATGAATGTCTAGGACTAGACACGTTGCAGTCAGGACTATCGGACACACAGTTGCAGGTCAAATCGGGGAACACATAGCAGCAGCAGCCATTCTACAGCAAGGATGGGGCGTTGCTATGGCGACACAGGACTCAGTTGACCTCGTGGCCTGGAATAAGGAAACAGGCCAGCGGCTTCTCATACAGGTTAAATCTGCACAGCTAAGTCGCGGAGATACAAACAGATTAGAGTTCCAGCTAGGTCTTGGCAAAAATAAACGCTTACCAATACGCTATGATTTTGACATAATAGCCCTTGTCTCGTCAGAGCAACGAGCAGTGTACTTTATGCCTGTCACTGCCATCAGACAGAAAAAGATAAACAAGCAGCCCTCGTTCTTCGAGAACTCAGAGCTAGAGGCTGACTCTTGGCTAAAATCAGTAGAGGATTTACGATATGACATTACCTAACAGACGGCCTTGCGTAACAACAGACATCGGTGCTGGACTAGCAGTAACAGTTAGCTTTCACCCGCATACAGGCGAGGCTGTTGAGGTATTTATGACAGGCCGTGGTAAGGCCAGCGATAACACTCTGACAGAGGCTTTGTATCAGCTTGGCGTTACAGCTTCTAAGCTGATGCAGGGGGAATATGAGGAACAGGATGAAATTAGACAGACTGCGTGACGAGCTAGTCGCTGATGAGGGCTGCAAGTTCGAGATATATCTCGACCATTTAGCCCTCAAAACTTTCGGAATCGGTCACTTGGTGACTGAGGATGACCCAGAGCATAAACTCGCAGTTGGCACACCTGTCAGCCGCGACCGTGTGCATCAGGCGTTTAATCTGGACATTCTGGTGACGCTGGAAGACTGCCGCCGGTTATATGATGACTTTGATGACCTACCGGAAGAGTGCCAGTACATCATTGCGAATATGATGTTCAACCTTGGCTATCCTCGCCTGTCCCGCTTTGTCGGTATGAAGGCTGGTGTCGATGCTCGTAACTGGCATAAGGCAGCAGATGAAATGGTTGACAGCAAATGGTATACTCAGGTTCCGAATCGCGCCAAGCGATTAGTAGAACGTATGAGAGACCTAGCCAATGAGCAAGACGCTACTTGAGTATAAGATAATCCCACGCGGTATGATGCTTGCATTTACCGTAATGGCTTGGAACGTATGCGATTGGTTTATGGGTTTAGGCACATCTGCCACCACACAACAGACAGCATTTGTAAGCACCATAGTCGGCGCGGCTACTGGTGCTTTTGCCGTCTGGATGTCACACGAGGGTAAGTAAATGTTACAAGCACTAATTGGCCCAGCCACCGAAATCATCGGCAAGTTTGTCGAGGATAAAGACCAGAAGAACAAGCTGGCTCACGAAATAGCTACAATGGCTGAACGCCACGCTCAGGAGCTTGCCAAAGGGCAGCTAGAGATAAACAAGGCTGAGGCATCTCACCGCAGCATCTTTGTGGCGGGATGGCGGCCTTTCGTGGGCTGGACGTGCGGGGTGGCATTAGCCTGGCACTTTGTCCTAGCACCGTTCATCATCTTCGGCAGTGCCTATGCCGGTGTACCGCTTCCAGAGCTACCACAGTTCGATATGAGCAGCTTGTTGACAGTGCTGATGGGTATGCTGGGTCTGGGCGGTCTCAGGAGCTTCGAGAAGGTCAAAGGGCTTACCAAGTGATGCAAGACCACCAGAACGAGCGCAGCCACTGCCCACGCTGCGGTAACAGGCTTAGAACGGTATATGTCCACGGACACACGCAATGCTTTGAGTGTGACCAAGTG